TAATTCTTTTGAGCAATTACAACAAATGGACTGGGATTCTGAGTTGCAGGAAGATCCAGCAGATTTTGCTGCTCGTGCTACTGTGGCAACTCAGCGGGTGTTCGACACTCGACAGCAGTTACTTCAAGAGATTTTTACGCAGTGAAGTAGCCTGTCAGGAGCCGCCGGTATACCATCCCGGTATGTTGAAGTCTGTTACGTGGTATCCGCTGAAAGGGATGCACGAACGGCATTTTATGGCGTTGACGGGCGAGGATTACAAGACGCTGGCGAAAAACGGTGTGATCATGGAGAAAGCCCTGCGCCAGAGTCATGTTCGCACGGTGCATTACAAGGATTGCATCAAACGACACAATACGCCCGAAGTGCCGGTCGAGGAAGAATAATGTTCCACGTGGAACATTGACATGGCAGTTGAAACGCCCGAAGTCGAAGCACAGCGTCTCAAACTGGAATTGCGGCTGGCGCAATTACTCAAGTTTGAAAAGTGCCGCGAGGATTTTCTCACTTTTGTAAGGGCCATGTGGCCGCAGTTTATTGTCGGCGAACACCATCGAGCCATTGCCGATAAGCTGGAGCGCATTGCCACGGGAGAACTGAAGCGGCTCATTATCAACATGCCGCCGCGGCATACCAAGTCGGAATTTGCCAGTTACCTGTTTCCGGCGTGGATGATCGGTCGGGATCCGACCATGAAAATCATTCAGGCTACACACACCACGGAACTGGCTATTGGTTTTGGCCGCAAAGTCAAGAATCTATTGGAGCGCGACGACTACACAAGTATTTTTTCTGACACAAAATTGTCTGTAGATTCAAAGGCTTCGGGCCGTTGGGACACCAATAAGGGTGGTATGTACTATGCCGTGGGCGTCGGGTCGAACCTCGCAGGCCGCGGTGGTGATTTAATTATTATTGACGATCCACACTCTGAGCAGACAGCCATGTCCAATACCGGGTTCGAGGATGCGTGGGACTGGTACACCGGTGGCCCGCGCCAGCGCCTGCAACCGGGCGGAGCCATTGTACTGGTGCAGACGCGCTGGTCAGAAAAGGACATGACGGCGCAGCTTCTTCGCTCACAGGCCAAGGATCCGGGTGCTGACCAGTGGGAGGTGGTAGAACTTCCAGCCATAATGCCTTCGGGCAAGTCCTGCTGGCCGGAATACTGGCCGTTACAGGATCTGGAGCGCGTCCGTGCTTCAATTCCTGTGTATAAGTGGAACGCGCAGTACCAGCAGCAGCCCACCAGTGACGAGACCTCCATTTTGAAAAGGGAGTGGTGGAAAACGTGGGAGCCTGATCACGTACCGCAGTTACAGTATGTCATACAAAGTTATGACACCGCGTTTAGTAAGCATGAGACGGCGGACTTCTCGGCTATTACGACGTGGGGTGTTTTTTACCCGGAGGAGGGAACGGCACCTAACTTGATTTTACTGGACAGCAAAAAAGGTCGCTGGGACTTTCCGGATCTGAAGAGCATTGCGTTTGAACAATACAAGTACTGGGAGCCGGAAACCGTTATTATTGAAGCCAAGGCCAGTGGTATGCCATTGACGCAGGAATTAAGAAGTGTAGGCATCCCCGTGGTCAACTTCACACCCAGTAAGGGTAATGATAAGCTCGCTCGGGTACATGCCATTTCGCCGTTATTTGAAAGCGGCATGATTTGGGCACCGGAAGAAAGCTGGGCGGAAGAGCTGATCGAGGAATGCGCATCATTTCCTAACGGAGAGTTTGATGACTTGGTGGATAGCACGACGCAGGCGCTGATGCGATATCGTCAGGGCAATTTTGTTCAATTACCCACGGATGACTGGGACGACGAGCCGAGTGTATTAAGGCCCGTGGCGTACTACGGATAACTTGTTAATGCCATTAACAGACGCGCAAAGAATGTTTCAGGAAAGGGGCGGTCTTTCAGCCCTGCAAGAAAGGGGTACAGCAGCCGTACCCCAAGAAATCTATACACTGAGTGGAACACCTGATTTTTCATGGATAACTAATCCGGCTGTTTTAAACGTACCGGTAAACACGTTTAACGCCAAGACGCTTCCCTTCTCGGAAATAGGCATAGGTGTCGCAAATTACGGTGTGACGCCCGATAGCGTTTTTGACATGGTCACAGAGGCCCGCCAAAAAGCGCTGAACAAGGACAAGTCGGGCGGCATGAAATCTATTTATGACGCCATGGTGCGTCAATCCGGATCCAATGCCTACGGATCAGATCAAAGCAGACTATTAAAACAATTTCTAGGAACGGGCCGTGTTCCGCAGGGTCTGGACATCAATACGGTAATGCGCAGTGCGGACTATGGTCTGCGTGAAGTATCCCGTCAGCAGCAGCGCAAGCAAACGAGCTTTCTTGGGGGCAACATCGGAGCAATTCTTGGTACCATAGGTGGTGCGGCACTTGGTTTTATGGTTACGGGTAACCCGGCCGGTGCGCTTGCCGGTGCCAAGATGGGTGGTGCGGCCGGAGGTGCAGGGCAGCAGATCAACCAAGGCGGTAATTTGGGGCAGGTGCTTTTAGGCGGCGTCAGTGGCTATGGCATTGGATCCTTACCTACCGTGGGTACAAATATTTTTCAGGGCCTTGGTGCGCTGAAAACTGTGGCGGCTACACACGGCCCCGTAGAAGCGCTTAAACAAGGCATTGGTGCATTAAACCCCTTTACAGCTAATCCACTTTTGACGCCATCTGGTCAATACATTGCTCCAAGCAGTGTTGTCAACGCAAACGTCGCCAGCGTTCCGTACTATGGAGCAGCACCTGCGGGAACGCCTTACCTTGGTGCGGCAGTACCCACAACAGCATTTAGTGGGCCATGGGGTCCCGCGGTAGAGGGTGCTCTTAGTAAAGTGAGCCCTGCGGTACAATCGGGTATCTCAGGTTTGACCTCGGCGCGAGATTTTGCATTGGGTATACCCGGTGTGCAGCCGGTAGTCTCTGCGATAGAGCCCTTTACCAGTCCAGTAAGTAGCTTTGTAAGTAGAAACCCCTACACGTCCGCGGCAGCATTTTCCGCGGGAGTGGCCGCGGCAGATCCACCGCCTCTTCCGGATCCGGTAGAGGTTAACTTTGTAACTGATCCAAGTAGTGCAGAAGTTCCGTTACTTCAGTATGCGGATACGGGATCAGATGTATTTAATCCACCCCCTCAAAGGATCGGAGCACAGCCCGTCGATCCAACAGGGCTGGCAACAGACGGTATAAACGTGGCTACCCGTTATGGGTTACCTTCCGCCAGAGCCCCGTTTAACCCCTATGCCAATCCGGTCAACCCGTATACAGCCATAGGCCAACCTGACTTTGGTTTTGCAGGTGCGCCTGACTTTAACGTATACCACGAAGGCGGTCCGGTTGTAGACACGTCCTTTCCGGTGAAAGATTTTCTACCCGAGCACATTGCTAAAAAATTTATGCAGTATGAAACGGGTACGCAACGCTACAGCGACAGTTCCGGGGAAGGCTTAAAAGTAAGCTACGACCATCAGGAAGGAACGGGTATGACGCCTCGTGGAACACTTAAAGTAACACGATTGAACGAGGGGGGTGCAGCAGAACTCCCACTGCATTTGCAGGAACTTCAGAAAAGAGAACACGCCTATTATACAGAACACCCAATAGACACTTTAACGTTAACGCCCACTGGAAAAGTCACACAATACAATTTACCCATATATGAAGATCAGCATGGTGGAATACATTCAGAAAGCAGTGAAACCTTTCAGTTGCCTAATGGGAAATGGATTACTTTTTCAAGAATTTTTCCTGATCCGGAAACCGGGGAAGCGCGGTATTTTGATCAAGGGGAGATTATAGATCAAATAATAATACCGCAGCTTCAAGTCTCAGATGAGATCCGAAACCCGGTAAATGACGAAGTTATTCCGTTGTTCGATACGGAATCAGAAGCAACAAGATATGCGCTGGAAAGGGACCATAGTCTTCAGAGGGATTTTCAGTATGGTGGACCGGTGACCACGGCCCACGGTCTTGAACATTACTTTCCGCGAAACACGCAGGGCTATTTTGGGAGTCCCATGGCCGCATGAACGAGCGTACAGACTATGAGTATGCCGGTGGTGGCGGTGTTAACAGTTTGGCTGAAATAGCACGAAACATGACCCGTTATGCCAACGGCGGCGGCGTTAATTCCCTAAGTGAAACCGCACGGTCAATGTTTGTATAATGACTAATACCTCAAAAATGCCTTGGTTAAAAAATTATGAATAAAGTATTTTTCAAGGTGAAAGGCCGACGTGCTGGGCTGGATCGTAGCCCATTCGAGGCGGTCCTCAGTCGGGAGTCGGTGTTGTACGCAATCCGCAATGGTGATGGAAGCCTGTATGCACTGATTGACGGTCCACTGGGAGAGGTAAATCTGACCCCATCGGCCTACCCTGATGCCCTAGGTGGGGAAGATGGGGAATTGCTCTTTGATTGGCTTACGGGGAGAGTCCCAGAAGAATGAATTTCTGTTGGTCGTATTCTTCGCTATCTTTGTTTACGCAATGTTCAAAAATCAGGATATGACTTATGGCTAACGATCCTCTTGTATCATTAATGGAACGACAGAATGATAATCCTGATCTCAGGGAACTGGAGCTGGATGTTGAAATTGAACAACCCGGCGCATTTTTTCCTTCCCAACGCCCTGTTGTAGAGGGTATCTCCATTGAAGAGATAGAGGATGGTGGGGTTGTTGTTGATCTTGACCCAAGCGCCTCCCTACAGCAAGGTACTATGGGTTTTTCCGATAATCTGGCTGAAGATCTGGATGATCGGGAATTAGGCGCTATTGCAAATGAACTGACAGCGGAGTTTGAGGCCAATAAAACATCGCGTGGAGACTGGGAAAAAGCCTATGCGGACGGCCTAGAGTTATTAGGCTTTAACTACGAGGAGCGAACACAGCCTTTTCGTGGTGCAACAGGTGTAACACATCCTCTTTTAGCTGAAGCGGCCACGCAATTTCAAGCGCAGGCCTTTAATGAATTACTGCCTCCCGGTGGACCTGTCAGAACAACCATCATGGGGAATTTAACAGAGGAAAAAGAGCAGCAGGCGCAGCGTGTTCGCGAATTTATGAATTACTACATCACCAACGTGATGGAGGAATACACGCCCGAATTTGATCAAATGCTGTTTTACCTGCCTTTGGCTGGTTCTACCTTCAAAAAGGTGTATTACGATGAGTCGATGGAACGTGCAGTCAGTAGTTTTGTTCCTGCGGAACAACTTATTGTCCCGTTTGAAGCAAACGACCTTGAAACCTGCCCAAATATTACGCAGGTTATCCGAATCCCGCTTAATGACCTCCGTAAAAAGCAAATTTCTGGCTTTTATCGAGACATCCCGGTCCATCCTACGCAAGCTGAAAGCTCTGGTATATCCAGAGAGGTGGAACAACTTGAAGGCATTCATCCATCGACTATCGACTACGATTGCACGTTGCTGGAATGCCATGTGGAGTTGGACCTGCCGGGTTATGAAGAAATCGGAGAAGACGGAGAACCCACCGAAATAAAAGTCCCTTATGTGGTTACGATTAGTGAAGACAATGGGCAGATCTTAGCTATCCGAAGGAATTTTAAGGAAGACGACCCGAAAAAACGCAAAATACAATATTTTGTGCATTATAAATTCCTGCCGGGGTTTGGTTTTTACGGATTGGGCCTGATTCACACGATTGGCGGGCTATCGCGTACTGCCACTGCTGCACTGCGGCAGCTTATCGACGCCGGTACGCTGTCGAACCTTCCCGCAGGATTCAAGGCCCGTGGGC